TCTAATATTTCATTTAACTCTTTTGAGAATCTACTTTTTTGATTGTTATTTTTAAATGTCATTTTGTTAATGATACTATTAAAAACTTTCGTCTTATCATCTTTAATGTCTTTACCCATTAAAGTGAATAAACTCACCTCAGCGGGTGTATTAATTCTTTTTTCTTTTGATGTTCTAACTAACGCACTCTTTTCCTTAAGAGTAGTATTATCAGGATATACACTATAAGTAAAATTACTATTCCATTCATTACTGGTTGTTGTCATTAAGTAGTTAGATTCTAACTTACTTATCAAATCGTTCATATCTGAACCAATCTGTGTGAAGTCATTTTCCAATTCTTCAAGAGTGTCTGCCGGTGTACCAGGTGATGATACATCGACATCCGTAGTACCTGTTATACTAAAGATTACCGTACTACCTTGTTTGGTTTGGTAACCGTCACTTCCTGTTGATGAACCCGCAGATTCCGTTACAACATAATTTAATTTATCAATATCAAATATCAATACTGATTCATCTTCAGATAATCTTTGTAAGTTTGTTTCCATGTTGAGAATATACTCGTTTCTTTTCTCATCCATCAAACTTTTCAATGAGGCTTTGTAACTATCAATTAATGAATTTTTAAATAATCCAAAGTTTCCATAATCAATAAACGGACTTGTTCCGTTATCAACGGCACTAGCACAGAAATTATAGGTGTCATCTATTTTGTTCTGTAAATCAAAACTTTTACCAAACATTGATACATCGGCACCATTTAAATTACCAGTACTATAGTCACGGTCTTTAACAAATAATTTTAATCCACCATACAAATATGTTGAATTTATTTCTTCTAATGTTGACAAGACAGTATTCGCATAATCTTTATTATGAGTAGTAATGTCTTTCATTATTTGTTTATAATCAGATGCTCCTGATATGGCTCCCGTTTCAACATTAGTACTTTGATTTTGTATATTACCGATACTCACACCACCCAATCTTTGATTTTCAACAGTTTGTCTTGGGTCAGTATTTGAAGTTTCCAAAAGAATACTTTCCAATATCTGAGAATCAAATTGCGATGCAGATACATCCGTTACATCCGCTCTGTCATCATACATTTCAGTATTTGCATAATAGTTAAATGATAACGCGTTTTGTAATTTAGCAACAGGTTCTTTCAAACCTTCACCACCAATAAAGTTAAAACTTAAACTTATATCCGCAATCATCGGTTGAACACCAATACCTTCAGGGTTCATATCTAACATTAATGGCTCATATCTTATAGATAATGAATTGATAATAATTTTTGTGTGATAAAAATCACCAATTCTTAAAACACACACAGGTGGTGCACCAAACGCAGTGTTAAACGCATCGTTGTATATCCTTGTAACCCTTCCTGTTGAATCCTTTTGTATTGTTGGAATAGTATCACCAGGTCTCATACATTGTTGTAAGAATGTAAGTCGTGAGTTCAAACCTTCAGGAGTGATTGAGTGAAAAGTCGGTTGGAAATACTTGAACTTCTCTTTAATACTCTCATACACCGCTGGTGAATCTTGTTTCATCATATCAAAATAGTTACACTCACTCAAAGTTCTTCTTAAGACCCTTTTAGCAATATCTTGTCTAACTCTCGATTCTTGAGTTTGAACAGTATTAGTATTAACAATGTTTGATGTTTCTTGAGTAACACCATTACTATCAGTTGTAGGTTCAGCAGGCTCTTCTGTTTTAGTTTCAGTTGGTGGGACAATTTCCGCATCAACTCTTAACCTTACCCTTCTACACGCCATCGCACCTTGTGAAAACTCAGCATCGGTTCCTGTACTAACAACCTCATTACAATTAACAGTATTACCATTTATATCCGAAACCGTTGCGGTTTCACCCTGTGGTTGTTGTTTGATAGTTAACTTTTTACTATCGATATAGTCACCAATAGTACCACCACCCTCAATAGAAATATCTCTCATCCAATTAATAACAGAAGATATACGTCTTTCTGATAATTTTTTATTGTATTCCTCATTCGCCAATGGAGATGCTCCCCCCAATATACTTAAGTTTACACTATTACCCTGTTTTAAAGTTTCCCCTAATTTTATTGTAAAACTCTTATTTAAATCAAATGATTCTTTAATAGTATTAAAGAAAACGGTCATCGCTTCTTTCTTAGTATTGTCAGGTTGATTATTTAATATCGTGGACTCTCGACCAATATAGGTATTATAGGTACTGTCGTATTTAACACTAACCGTACTACTATAATTTGGTCTTGTACCTGCAGGTCCCGGTATGTCATTATCAAAATAGAAAACTAGTTCGTTATCCTTAAACGTATCTAATTTTTTATCGTCTTGTTTTGGTTTTTCTGTTTGTATCTGAGGTGGTATCTCACTAACTTCATTCTTGTAATCTTCAACCGATGTAATTTTATTTACAATCTCATAGATGTCGGTTAACGAAAATTGTGGATACTTAGCAACCAAATCATATATGTCATATTTTAAACATCCTGCAATAAATGAATCAACAATAGCATTAACCGCCTGACCATTTTGACCTTTTAGTTCTTTGTCTATTATAAGATTCATAATTGACGGGTGGTCAACTACAATCTTCCATGATAAGTTACCAACACGGGTTGTGTTATTATAAGTGTAAACAGGTTCAGGACGACCTAAAAATTCATTTGCAGTCCATCTTGTATTAACATTCTCATCTACCCTCATATCATAAGGGGGGAACCACATAATACGACCACCATTAGGTCCTTTTTCACAATTCGCCAAGTCATCATAAGTATAACCAGGTCTGTTGGCCGTTCTCCATGCTAAATTTTCAATTGAGAACATGTATTTTTTTGGACCATTAGAAGAATAGTCATTACCTAACATATTAGACGAATCCTCACCCCTCATCGGTGCGATGTTCAAATTATATGTGTTATCTAAAACTGAGTATGTAAATTTTCTTTGGTTACCTTCAGTCTTTTGTAGGTCACCCATATCATAAAAGGGTGTGTCTTTAGTAAACACACGACAGAACTCATACCCTTCAGTATAGTTATTTTCACTTGAGTATCTAACTACTCTTGAACCTTTACTTAATATTTTGTATCCGTCAGAAAACTTCTTACTTACTTGGTTGATTGCGTTTCCGGCATGTTCAAGTTTCTTATCGCTTCCATCGGCAGCGTCAATAAGTTTCTGTGTAGTATCAAGTATTGAACCGTTTTTGTACTGATAGATTGAGTTATTACTCGTTTTGGAATCAAATGTACTTTTGGTTGCAGTCCATGAACTGTCTGTTGGTTGTGTTGGGTTATCATTTGTGGGACCAGGTCTTTTACCGTATTGAGATTCACTACCATCACTTGACCATACAAAACCACCCGTAACACCACCACTATCATATGTCGATGTAGTATTTAAACCAAACTTAAAATCGTTGTTTGGTCCTTCGTATTCTTTTCCTAATGCACCATAACCAAATACGGGTGACTGAGTAGCATAACCGTATTTATCAATCGGCATCGCATCTGAAGGAAATACGATATCACTAGGTTCTGATGTTCTTTTACCTATATAGTAATTTCCATTTGGAGCACCTAAATTTATATCGTTAATAAAGTTTGCACGATAATCAGGGCGATAGTCATTGAACTCTAAATTATTAAAAAGGCTTGATGATTGACCTTGACCTGTATTAGCCAAGAAAATGTCAGATGATGTTCTTGTGTTTGGTAAGTTTAATTTCTTTACAAATTTTTGTACTCCTGTGGCTCCAAAAGAACCTGCAATATTACCAATAGCATTAACACCCGCATTAAGAAAACTTGTTCTTTGTACTTGGTCTAAGAAACTTCTTCTTTGTGGTAGTGAAAAATAATCACCAGGTATAAAAGAATATGGTGGTGTAACACCTGCAATTCTTGATATAAAATCTAAACCTTTACCAATTATTGAATCAGGTTGAGATATCGTCCAATTCGGTTCTATTATAGGTACTCTACCCGCAGCAATTCCTAACGCTCTGAAAGGGTCGTTTGCTGCATCGATAACGTTTGCTCTACCTAACGTTTGTTGATATAAGTTAGAGTCTCTTCTTGTTTTCCAATCCCTTTGTAGTAATTTAGCACCTATTTGCATTAGGTCTGAATCATCGGTTAATCTACCATCAGAACCTTGAGGGTCATCAGATATTAAAATTTGATATGGAGAATATAATGAAGATATGAATTTATAGTACGTATCTCTTTGTTGTATTGGGTCTCTCAAATATTCTATAGGACTACCCGCAACTAAATTTAAAGGTATAATGTTTGTTCTTACAACATCTTCAACATTAACCTCATCATCCCAACCCGCTTGTGGACCGTATAGGTTTTTTATAAATGAATCTTTTTGAGAGTCTTCCGTAGTTTTTGAAGGTTCTGAAGCATAATAATCATATTCACCTAAATTAGACTGAGTACCCTTATCTTCATTAATATCTATAACACTTCCGTAAGTTGAGTTAGTATTTTCAGGTCCAAATGCATTTTTTATATATAAGAGTTTTTCTTGGTCATCTCCAATATCAACCAATGAAGGACTATCTATAACGGCTAAATCATCAACATTAAAATCACCAATAGCTGGTTTTGAATTTGGTGAAAACGCACCGGGATAATCATAAGGAGGTAAGTTCCTTACAAGCAACTTTTTTCTAAAATTCTCAGTTGAGTTAAATGATAATGGACTACTCATCTATTCTTTTATTAGATAAATAGATTGTTGATTGATTTTTTAAACATAACCGGCAGTTGTGTTACCTAATGGACTACCAATTCCAGTTAATACGACTTCTCTTACCCGAGATACGAATTCAGGGCTTCTCATAGCCATTTCTAAATCTGAATTATTTACACCTGTAAGATTTATTTTTATTTCCATAGGTGAAAAATTAATATTTTTAGTACTTTCTGTTGATGATTCTTGTCTTCTACCTGTTAGGTTAGTACCCGCTAATACTTCATCATATTCATTTAAATTAAATACCCCTGCAGGTCCTGATATTACACTAGCAGTGCCTGGTGCAAAATACCCATCATTCATAGAGGCACCACCATTACCTACATTTAATATTTGAGTTATTGATTCTGTTAAATTATCAAGAGCAATCGTTACGTTTCCAACACCAACACCAAATTGATTTACCTCTTCAGTTATCGTAGTCATTCCGGGTGTAACCTCAGGGTCAATATTTACTAAAGATTCTCTAATTTGTCCAGGTAAATTTTTAAATAATGTTGTCATTTCGTTTTGAAATGAAGTAAATGTTGTTTGTAAACTTGAACCTAAAGTATTAGAACCTGTTACAAAATCAGTAACTGTTTTAGTAAATTGTGACTGCTGAACAAAATTATTTATAGTTTTACTTGTTTGTTCTCCCGTAGCATCAGCAACCGCCCTCATTAAACTTTCAAGGTCTTCACCTCTAGAACCAGCCTCTCCCGATGCATAACCACCAGCTAAAATTCCTGATGTCTGTATTTTTAATAATGTTTTGTTTTGTTCTTCTAAAACACTAAGTTGTTTTACTGCAATATCTCTTTCAGACATTTTAGAAGCTTCACGGGATTTTTCAAGTGCTTTATATTCTTCTGACGATTTATTTTGTAATACAGATAAATCTGTAATCGGCTTTTTCAAATCAGGAAGATTTAGTGATATTTGTCCATCAGGACCTATTTCGGCTAAATTTGCAACTAATTGTTTAGTATCTTTATCAAGACCTGTGAAATCTAAAGATTCCATTACTTTTTGTTCTTTAGCCGCCTTTACTGCAGTATTTGCCAAATCTTCATAAGACATACCAAGAGCATCTGCTTGTGCTCTCAATCTTCTCATTTCAACACCTGTTATTTTAAATTCACCTGTGTCTTGATTAAACATAACCGCCGATTTAGCAGTATCAATAATAGCATTTTGAAGACCTTCCATGTCATTCTCAGCCATGTACATTAACTTAAATGGGTCCGCTAAATCACCAACAGCTCCACCTAATATTTGCATCTCCGCAGCTAAATCTATGGCCTTTTCAGGACTTAATAAATCTGCAGCTAATCCTGTTATTTTTGTAAAGTCCATACGAAGAGATTGAGCTCTCGCAACCATTCTACCTAAACCTTCAACACCATTTTGAAATCCATAAGCATTTACTAACTTTAAATTGTCACCTGTTGTCTTTAAAAATTGACCAACATTAAGACCATAACTTCTCGCAACCTGTGCTAATCCTTCAGTTTTTTCAATGGCAGCGTCAGTACCTTGACCTAAATCTTGAAATCCTGTAACCATGTTACCGATTTCTTCTGCAGTAAGGTTAGTTGTTCTTTGTAATGTTACTAAACTATCTAACTGTTCGTTAGTTAAATAATTGTTTCTTTGTAAAGATTGAGAAATAGATTTGTATATTGAAATATTATCTTCAAGGGACGCACCAATATCTACCGTACTTTTAAAGGATTCAACTAAAGTTTTTTGTATTTCTCTTGATGCACTACCAACCTGACCAAAAACTGTTCTTGAAACTTGTTTTGCCGCATCTTCAACAGTTTTTAAACCTTTTATAAATTCACCAGGTTTAATTGCGTTTAATGCCGCCTGAGTGGCATTAGTTATAAAAGAACCATCATTAGAAGGTTTTTGAAATGGTCCTGAATTACCACCTGATGTATTGTCTTGAAAAAACATGTATTACTATTTTATGATAAATAGATTATTTTCTGTTTTTTTGTTTTTCCATAGCCTCTTGTCTCTTGTCAAAATCTTCAACTATCTTATTGATGAAATACTTTCTCTCAAATACAGGCATGTTCAACATATCTGAATATACAAAGTTAGCATGTTTAGACAAATAATAAATTTCGTCTAATTGAATTTTTTTATAATCAGAAGAAAGGTCGAAAAAACTCAGCCCCGAAAGTAACATTGACCGTTACTTTTTCTCCTGACGGGGCGAAAATGTCCCTTCTTAAATCAAGACGGGGTTCTGCTAATTTTAATTGTTTTCTAATAAACTTAGCATCTGATATTGGCATTTGAGTTATAAAAACAGAAATGTTTTGTTTATTTTCATCACCATCAATAGTTACGATTTGTTTTTCTAATCTCTTAGTCGCAATCGGTGCAATCATTCCTTGTGGATAGTTACTTTGGATTTTGTCAATCTCTTCTTGTTCACCAATATTTAATAATCTACACTCCACTACTTTTCCTGATGAAGGTAATTCTAAAGTAAATAAACCTCTCTCATTAGGTTCCAATTCAGGTTTAATAAAGTCAATTTCATCCAATTCAACATTCGCCTCAAATTCTTTATTAGTAATAGGGTCAATTGTTTTTACTTTATATGTTGTACCAAATGCCGTATTTCTTAAGAATAATAAGATAGACTGAACATCACCATCTAATAATTCATCAATATTAAAGTTGGGTTCATAAATTTTTTGTTTCAACAATGTTCTAATGATACCATCACTCTGAATAATGTTAGGTGACATCAAGATATTTTCATCATTTGCGGTTAGATAACCTACCTTAATTGACGATTTTTTGTTTTTATAAAATTTTCCACCCGAAGGTAACTTCACCACATCATGTGGTAAGTTCATGTTCATTTGTCCGTACTGTTCTGTTGTATCCATATTATTTAAATAAAAAAAACCATAGGGTTTCCCCTATGGTTAAATATATTAAAGTTATTTTTTTCGTAAATACTATATTAGTAAACCAAAATACATCTATCAGGACGTAATGTTGCTGTGATTGTTGCCAATCCATCATCACCATAACCTAACGAATCGAAGTTAACGTCCGTTAAGAATGTTCCTTGTAGTATCCACTTTTCAACCGCAACACCTGTAGGGTCTAACATTTCCAAGTCCAAATCTTTCTTATAACCTGCAGCATAACCCATACGACCAGTTACTGATTCAGAATGTAAACGAACCCACTCCATAAGAGCTTGTGATGCTGAAGGACCGATAGGGTCACGGAATGTTACGTTAATAGTATTCCAGTTAAATCGTCCTGCAACGAATGTTGATGTGTTCAAAAATGGAATTTCAGTCGCTCCAATTGTCACCTGAGGACGTGAAGTAGATTCAACGTACCAAGAGTTGATACCCAATGATGAAGGGAAAGTTAGAATAAATCGATTCTTTCTTTTTGGTTCATACGGTGTGGGCATTTTCATTAATAAATCAGCCATAGTATTTTGGTTTTAATTTGTGTCTTTTATTTTCTTATAAATATTATGAGTTCGAAAAAATTTTCTATTTACTTTAATTTAGAAATCATTTACTCATATAATGAGCCCAGATTTACTGTAATTAATTAAACTTTTACTTTTTCTCCTCCTTTTGTTAAATAAGTCTTAACTAGTTTATCTTTATCTTCTGCATCTAGAAAATCTTTAATCTTCTCTATATTTTTAGTATCATCATCAGAAAATCCAATATTAGGTACAAAGTTGTTCTTTATACCATTCTTAAAGTAAGCCTTCTCCCCTAGTTGTTGAGCCATGCTCTTAACATATGATAAGAAGTTTCTTAATGCCACAATTTTTCCCTCTTCAGGATTGGCAGCACTACCCTCACCATACGTTACAGGATGAAACTTCGCCAAGTCTAAGTAAAAATCTATCATCTCCTTATCGTTCATTTTTGTTTCATCAAAATACTCACGATACCTTTTTAAGTTACTAAGTAACTTATCCTTACTAATTCCGTTGTGGTCACTAACAATCATATTGTAAACCGCCTCACGAAGTGTGTTAGGATTGTGTCCCCTCGCAGTAATTATGGAAAAAATCGACCCCCCATTTATTGCCTCAACAAAATCATCCCATGAAGGACCGGGTTTTGCAACCATTGCATCAATTATAAATGCCTTATCACCCTCAACACGGAAATTACGATAAGGGTCTTCAGCATAACCTATAATCGTCTTATTTTTATACTCAAAAGGTTCTTTACCTATTCTTTCTCTGTATTCGGCAAAGTCTTCTGTACTCATACCTACTTCATTACCTTTATCGTCTGACAACACAATCTGTGTCGGCATTGTCACGATATTATCATCCCAGTCAAAAGCGTAGTACTTTAAATCTGGTTCACCCGCGTCATCAAATCCTTCACGAAGTTGTTTTTCTTGGGCAAATTCTTTTAAAACTTTACGTATATTCATTATTTTTCTTTGGAAACTTTATTTATTAATCTATCTAATTGTTCTTCAGAAATAACAATATTTTGGGGTTTTTCTGAAAAAGTTTTTTTATCAGACCCTTTAATGTTTAATGCTTCATTTAAATTTTTTTTCTTAAATTCCATTGTAGTCTTTTTTTAGGCTATAAAGGGGGGTACTCTCGAACCCCCCTTCTATTGTGTTTATTATCTATTAGATATTTTCGAATGATGCTCCTGTTGGAGTAATCAAGAATTCAATATCGATGAATTCAAGAGCTCTTGTTGGTTTTAGATAAATCTTACCTGTTAGGGTATTTGAATCTAAATCTTCAGGAGTGTTTGATACAGTCACACGGAAATCAATCAAACCTCTATCTCTACGGATTGAATCCAAGATTGGGTTAACTGAGTCTAAGAACTGTTGTCTTACTTTCTCATCATTTTGTTCGAATAACAATCTAACCGCCACCGCTGATATCAACTTACGAGCTTGTAACAACAATCTTCTAACGTTGATTCTGTCAAGTGCTGATTCTTTAACTTGAAGAGTTTTGTTACCCCAAATTACTGTACCCACATCTGAGAATGTTGCGATTGGATTAATTCTACCTTTATATAGAGTGTCTCTATCGTCTTGAGTCAACTTCTTACGTGCTTTAACTGAGTTTACGATACCTCTTGTGTAACCCGCAGATGCGAACCAAGGGAATGCGATGTTATCAGTCAATGCTAAGTTTCTTACAACCTCACCTGTTGGTGGAAGATAAATCTGAGTGTTATTGTTAGTATCTCTCGTCAATATCCAAGGATAGTAAGTTGCAGTGTAGTTAGAGTCAATACCTGAGTCATCTAATAAATCTACTAATTCTTCAGGGTAAATAAACTGAGTATCAAAATCTGCAGTATTTGGTGAGAACATATCGTAGTCAGGTGCTGTCATAACATAGATTGAATCTGCTCTGTCAGTTTCAACCATTTCAACTGCGTCATTTACTAACGATGCGTTATTAACAAAATCAATACCAGGTGTTGTAAATACGTTAATGTTTACAGACTCAGGGTTATTGAATGTTGTTTGACCCCACAAATATGCGTAGTAGTCAGTGTTTGCCCATTGTTGTTGGTCAGGACCTGTGATTGGTTTAAAGTATCCCCAACCTGTAGAATCAGGATAAGTGATTGATGTTGAACTGTTACCTTTCAAGAAACCTGTATTACCTAATGAGAATGTATCACCATTTGAACGGTATTCTCTGTAGATATCCCATCCGTCAAAACCACCTTGAGCAAGTAATGTGAACTTTCTCGCAGCTAATGAGTAGTATGGGTTTGTGTTGTTTTGAGGGTCAGTTTGGAACGAAGCCACACCAACTTCAAATGCTGATGTACCTGAAGATGTATAACTACTTGAGATAGTTACCGCAGTTGCTCCTGAATCCATGTGGAAACCTTTGGTCAATACGGGCCAATCTGTTCCGTTACCATCAGAAGTTGTTGGTACTTGTTTACCTTTGTATTCAAAGAAGTCACCATCAATTCCTACTTGTGATGAGAATCCTAAATAAGTTTTTC